GAAAAGAAAGAGGAGAAGATAGGAGCAGGATATTTTATGAATACTACTTCTGGAGCCATAACTTTAACTTTACCAGGGTCACCAACCATCGGAGATGAAATCTCGTTTATTGATTATGCAGGTACTTTCGATACCAATAATTTAACCGTTGCAAGAAACGGTAAAAAAATTAATGGAGCAGCATCAGATTTGACTGTTGCTACAGAAAGAGCTGCTAATACTTTAGTATTTACGGACGACACTCAAGGTTGGTTACTGAAGAGTAATTAATAGGGAGTTGTAGTGTCAACTTATAGAGAAATAGTAGGAAAGAAAATTAAAAAAGTATCATCAGATCCTTCGTCAGGAACTGAAGGAGAAATGTGGTATAACTCTGCTACAGGAACTTTAAGGGGTCCTGCAATCACGGAAGCATGGGCAAGTGCGTCACCTTTACTTACTGCAGTTTATTATAACTGTGGAGCAGGAGATCAAACTGCAGCATTATCTTTTCAAGGAACCGCTGGTCCTAATCCATCAACATCTACACAAACAGAAGAATATAATGGATCTGGTTGGGCTACGGGTGGTGCTACGCCTGTAGCAAAAAGATCAGGAATGGGCGCTGGAACTCAAACTGCTGCTTTATCAGCAGGAGGTGCAACTGCACCAGGAACTGCTTCAACATCAGTAGACGAATATAATGGTACGGCTTGGACATCAGCTAATGCTTTAAGTGTTGGTAGAAGATATACAGCTGGATGTGGCACACAGACAGCAGCTATATGTACTGGTGGACAAAATCCAGGAGGAACACAAATTGATTCAACGGAAGAATACGATGGAACTAATTGGACATCAGGTGGAGCATGGCCTAAAACAATAAGACAAGAAGTTTTGTTAGGAACTCAAACGGCAACTTTAGGAGCTGGTGGTTATTCAACGGTAATAGAAGTTGAAGCTTATGAGTATAATGGAAGCAGTTGGACTGCTACTGGAGATATGAATCAACAAAGGTATGTGTTTCAAGGTTTTGGAACACAAACAGAAGGTATTGTATGTGGTGGTGAGCCAGCACCCGCTGCAGCTACTAAAACAGAATCTTACGATGGGTCAACTTTTTCTAATTCTCCTGCTACTTTAGGAAATCCAACCGCACAAGCTGCTTCAGGAGTTGCTTCTCCAGGAACAGCTGGAATAGTTTTTGGTGATGCGGCTGGTGGAACAGCAGCTAACACAGAAGAATATACCAAATCAACAAACGTAGTTACAGCCGCAGCATGGGCTAGTGCTCCTTCTTTAAACACTGCAAGAAGAACTTTAATGGGCGCAGGTGCAACAAATACTGCATTAGCAGCCGGAGGATATACGGGCCCACCTAATACTAGTAGAAATGAATCTGAAGAATACGATGGATCTTCTTGGACAGCAGGAAATGCTTTAGGAACTGCGTGTTATTATGGAAGAGGATGTGGAACTCAAACAGCAGCTTTAATAAATAATGGACTAAATACGGCGGGAGGTGCACACGTAAATGCAACTCAAGAGTATGATGGAACTAATTGGACAACAGGTAATACTCTTCCTACTCCAAGAGGAAGTGGTAATGGTTTGTCTGGAATTCAAACATCAGCTATAATATATTTAGGAAATGGTGTTAGTTCTATAACAGATGTTCAAGCGTCCGCAGAATATGATGGAAGTAGTTGGACTGGTGGACCATCAAATGCTACCGCTAGACAAAGAATTTCAGCCGCAGGAATAACAAAAAATACAGCTTTAGCAATAGCAGGGGATAAACCTCCTAGCGCAACTAATCAAACTTTAGTAGAAGAATATAATGGAACAGCTTGGTCTGAATCAGGAGATGTAGCTACAGCTATGCGTTTAGGTTCAGCATCAGGACCTCAAACAGCAGCTTTAGTTTATGGAGGATATACGAGTACACAAATAGCTACTACAGCGGGTTATGATGGAACGTCTTGGTCTACAAGACCAAGTTTAGGGGCAGCTAAATATTCAGCAGCTTCTGGAATACAAACAAGTAGTAACACAACTGCTTTACTTTTTGGAGGAAATGTTCCAAGTGTAACTGCAACAGCAGAAGAATTTACTGGAGAGACAACAGCAGCTAACGTAGGGGATTTTACAACGAGTTAATTATGAGTACATATAGAGAAATACACGGCAAAGCAGTTAAATCAGTATCAACTGATCCATCAGCAACAACGGATGCAGGACAGATTTGGTATAATACAGTAAGCAATACTTTTAAAAGTATTATTAATTCTCAAGCATGGGCAAGTGCAGCACCAACAACTAATTTAACAAATAATGGAGCAGGAGCAGGAACTACAACAGCAGGTTTAACCTTTGGTGGAAGAAATCCTCCTGGCCCTGCTTTTGTATCTACTACGGAAGAATATAATGGAGCTGGTTGGGCTGCTGGTGGTGCTTTAAACACTGCTAGATCTTATTTGGCTGGGTTTGGAATTCAAACAGCTGCTGTGGCTGCTGGAGGTAGAATTAATGCACCAGGCACAAGTACAAACGCAACTGAAGAATATAATGGTACAGCTTGGACTACAGTAAATAATATGGGTACTACAAGACGTATTGGAGGAAGTGCTGGACTTCTTCAAACAGCAGGTTTAGCAATTGGTGGTGGTCCACCAGCTGTAACTTCTAATGAAGAATACGACGGAACAAATTGGTCAACAGGTGGAGTATTAAATACAGCAAGATTTTATTTAGCTGGTTTTGGAACATTAACATCAGCAGTTGCTGCTGGTGGAAATGGTGGTGAAAGTGCTGTTGAAGAATATAATGGTGCTAGTTGGACTACAGTTAACAGTCTAGGCACTGGTAGAACTCAATTAGGTTCTTCTGGAAGTTCTGAAACGGCAGGATTAGTATTTGGTGGAGAAGCTCCGGGACCAACAGTAAAAGCAGTTACAGAATCTTATGACGGAACAAGTTGGACAGAGACTGCTGATTTAGCAACTGCTAGAAGAGGGTTATCGGGTAGTACTGGTCATTCCGGAACAAATGGAATTGCTGTTGCAGGATTTCCTACTTATAATTTAACAGAAGAATTTAATAATACAGCAAACATAATTACAGCCGCAGCATTTTCATCAGGCACTGCTTTTCCAACAGCTTCATCATCAGTAGCTGGTGCAGGACCAAGAGATGCTGCTATAGGAATTGGTGGTTATCCACAAGGTTCACCGCCAACAGGAAAAAGTTTTGAATATAATGGAGTAGCTTGGTCAGCTGAAGCTACTTTAAATCCTAATACTGGAACTGCAGGTGTTAACTCTGCAGCTGGAACACAAACAGCTGTTATTAATTCTCAAAGCAATCCAGGACCACCTTATCCATATGATGCAGCAGGTGAATATAATGGAACAAGTTGGTCAAATGCAAATGATAGACCTACTGCTAATTATTCTGATGCAAGTGCTGGAACTCAAACTGCTGGATTATTTTTTGGTGGAGCTGCTTCTCCATCTTCATTAACTAATGCAACTCTTTCTTACGATGGAACTAACTGGACTGTAGAGGAAAGCATGAGCACAACAAGATCAATAGCATGTGGAAATGGATCTTCAACAGCGGCTCTTGCGGGAGGTGGTTTATCAGTGCCTTCACCAGCTACAAATACATCTAATACCGAAATATATGGGGGAGAGTCTTGGACTGCTGGAGGAACTATGCTTTCTGCATTAAGAGAACATAGATCAGGTGGACCTGCAACAGATTGTTTAGAATTTGGTGGAAGAATACAAGGAGCCCCACCGTCAACTTTTAGACTTAATTCTTCAACATATGATGGAACAGCATGGGCATCAGGACCTAATTTAGCAACAGCAAGAGGTTTATCTGGATCAGGTAATGGTCCGGTTGGAGCTATATGGGGAGCTGCGGGATATTGGCCAGGACCGCCAACTGGTCCAACAGGTAACAGAACAAATACAACGGAACATTTTAACGTAGAAACAACAGCTATAAACGTTAAAACACTTACACAAAGTTAAAAATTATGATATACAAAATTAAAAAGGAGGAAACACTATGGCACACTTTATATATGGAGTAGCTACTAACACTGGAAAAGGATTTTTTACTGCAGAAGACAGAAGAAAATTTTTCCTTAGAGGTTATCCTGCAAACGTCTGGATGATTGGAAACAATGTCGATGGCGCTATGTGGTTAGCTGAAAAGAACGGTGTTGAAAAGACAAAAGCAGAAGCACAAGCTTTGATTACAGCTGAAGTTGAAGCTGGACAAGCTGCTTACGATGCTTTGTCTGATGAAGAAAAAGCTAGACCAAATAATAATAGACCGACAGACATAACATTGCCATAAGGAATTTTTAAATGGCAACATATGAAGAAATATACGGTAAACGAGTAGAGGTATTAGACACTGACCCTACGCTGACTACAGCGTATGAGGGACAGGTGTGGTATAACTCTACTACAGGTACGCTCAAATCTGTTGTGAGTTTTGGAGCTTATTCTAGTGGTGGTAATATGAATGCAGGAGTTTCTACCATGGGTGGTGGAGGATCCTCTTCAAGTCAAGCTATTTCTGCAAAAGGAAATCCGGCTTCTCCCCCTAGTGATTCAAATGCTGCAGAATCTTATAATGGTACGGGATGGGCATCTTTACCTACTACTAATGTTGCTATGAGAAACTGTGCAGGAGCTTCGCAGTCTTCTACTAGTGCAGTGGTTTTTGGAGGAACACCTCCTATTGGAGGACAAACAGAATTATGGGATGGATCATCCTGGACAAATAAAACTGCAATGAATAACTCTAGAGAAAATTTATTTGGTGCAGGTTCAGGCACTGCAGCGTTAGCTTTTGGTGGAAATCCTGCTCCAAACTCAGCTAAAACTGAAGAATGGAGTGGCCCAGGAAATTCATGGACAAATAAAACAGACATGAGCCAAGTTAGAGCTGATGCTGGTGCTGGTGGTTCAGTTACTTCAGCCCTTGTATATGGAGGATCCGCACCTCCTGGTCCAAGATTAGCTGCTACTGAAGAATATGACGGATCAAGCTGGAGTACAAAATCTAATTTAAATACAACAAGAGCTCAACTTACAGGAACAGGGCCTAATGCTGATAATCAAATAGCACAAGGTGGTAATGATGGATCTGCAACTGGAGCAACAGAGCGATGGGACGGAACTTCTTGGACTACAAGTGCTTCGTTATCAACAGCAAGAATTGATTTAAATTCTGGGGGAACTAACACAGATGCAGTTGCATTTGGTGGAGCAGCTCCTCCAAGTTCAAGATTAACTGCAACAGAAGAATTTGATTTTTCAATTAATACAATCTCTCCAGCAGCATGGGCTACTGGAGGAGTTTTACCTTCCGCTAGAGGAGGAGGTCTTATGTTTGGAGTGGGAACTCAAACTGCAACAGTAATTGCAGCAGGAGCAAATAATTCTCCGCCTCCAGATTATGTTAATACAACACTCGAATATAATGGTGCTAGTTGGACAAGTGCAAATGCTATAGGGCAACCAGCTAGAAATAGTGTAGGATCTGCAGGAACAGCAACTGCTGGTTTATTAATTGGTGGATACTCTGGAACATCCGGAGGAGATACTACTACTGAACATTATGACGGAACTAATTGGACTAATGGCGGTGCTTTAAATAATGGTTATGAGTCTGGTGGTTATTTTGGAACTCAAACTGCAGCGGTAGCTTGTGCAGGAACTCCTGTTACTGGAAACCCAACTAAAGCAGAAGAATATAATGGTGCTAGTTGGACAAGTATTAGTGCAATTGGAACAGGAAGAGTTACTTTAGGAGGTTTTGGAACTGAAACAGCCGGAGTTGTATGTGGAGGAATGGTTGGCTATCCTGGATCTACGGTAGGAAACACTGAAGAATATAATGGGGAAAGTTGGAGTGAAGTAAACAATTTAATTACGGCAAGATATACTGGAGGACCAGCTCAAGCCGGTACACAAACAGCAGGAATGTATATGGGTGGAAACACAAGACCAGCAAAGACTGCTGTTAATGAGGCTTATGATGGAACAGTGTGGTACTCAGATGTAAGTTTACCAGCAGCTAGAGATAACGGTGCTGGAACAGGAACTAGAGCATTAGCATTAATGTCTGGAGGATATAATCCTAGTATAACAACAGAGACATTAGAATACTCACCATCTACTCAAACAATAACATCTAAGACATTGACAACAAGTTAAAAATAGTTATATTAGAAAGTATAAAGGAGCAATATGACAGAAAAACGTAATATACATGCATTAATAGAAAAAGAAGCACCAAGCTTAAATAATTTATTAGACCCAAATGATGTTAAAGAGTTTAAAGCTATGACAACTGAACTTAGAGACACATGGACTAAGAAACAAGTATTCAGAACTGAAACAGAAATGAGGATGTCTGTTCTACAAGATATGAAATATCCAACAAAAGCTGCAAAATATTGGCAGTGTGTTAGAGAACAAAACGTATTCTTAGAAAACTTAATGAGTTTGTCTTTTGATTGTAGACGTAATGAAGTTAGATTAAAAAAACTCGAACAGAAATTAGAAAAAGAAGAGGATCCATTAAAGAGAGAACTCCTTCAAATAGACATAGATGAAAAAAGATATGGTTTAGCTAACATGCAACTTGTTGCAAAGGATAGAATGAGAGAAATTAAACTATGGTCTACATTAAAGAAAGAATTTGACGATGGGTCTTTTGACACTAAAGATGTTAACACACACCAATTAGAATCATATCATCACATTATGAAAAACAAAGCAGAGACATTAACATCGGGATCTAGTCAACCTGAAGTGTTTAATGTATTAGGTCAACTAAAAACAATAGAAAGAGTTAAAAAATCAGGAGAAATGATTTACAACAAGAAAGAACAAATATCTAATGACCTCGGAGCTAAAGACAAATAAAAAACTTTTCTTTTTAGTTGCGATGCCTAGATCTGGTAATACGGTATTTGCTTCTTTAATAAATCAAAATCCAAATATAGTCTGCACTGCTAACTCTATTACATTAGAAATATTAAAAGATTTATGTCTGTTAAAAACAACAGACGTGTTTCAAAATTTTCCTGACTATAAGTCTTTAAATAATATTATAGATCTTGTTTTTGATCTTTATTATAAAGACTGGCCCCAACAAATAATCATTGATCGGGGACCTGTCTTGGCTACAGGTAAACCAGGTAATTTTGAATTAATGAAAGTACATTACAAACGTCCTTTTAAATGTATTGTTTTACTTAGAGATTTAATGGATGTGTTAGCAAGTTATATGAAATGGTATACAGAAAATCCCGATGCATTTCCAAATAGATATAATTTAAAAAATGATGAAGAAAAATTACAAACAATTATGAATAAAGATGGGGCTGTAGTTAAAGATTTAAATGCAATTGACACTGCGTTTAAACATCCAGACATTTGTCATTTTGTAAAATTTGACGATCTTATGGAACACCCTAAAGAAGAATTACAAAAAATATATAAATTTTTAGAAGAGCCATACTACCCACATTATTTTGAAAACTTGAAAGATATTACTATTAATGGTATAGAATACGACGACCATGTTGTAGGAAAAAATATGCATAAATTACATACAGGAAAAATTAAAAAAATATATAACCCTTACATAGAAAAAATACCTCAAAGTATAAGAGACAAATATGGACACATCAAATTTTAAATTTATATTTTTAGGACAATCTGTTTTAAGATATCAAGTGCCATTAGAAATTTTTCATACTATTAATGGTATATACGAAACTAAATATCCAGAATTAAAACCTGCTAACAAACAGTTAGTAGGTAAGATACAAAAAGAACATAGTTTATTTTTTAATGGTGAAGATAGTTATAAAATGACTAAACATAATCATCTACCGCAAAATGTATTAAAATGGCTTGAACAAAAATTTGAACATTATTTACGGTGGAACAACGTAACAGAATATAGCACTCATTTTAATTCTATTTGGGTTAATCAAATGTTTGAGCACGAATACAATCCAGTGCACGTGCACCAAGGAACTTTATATACAGGCTTGTCTAGTGTTATGATTTTAAAATTACCTGCAAGTTTTGGTATAGAATATTCATCACCAGATTCACCACAAAATGGAAAGCTGCAAATACTGGGATCAGCTTCTGGTCAATTTGCAAATGTAGATTATGAACCAGAAATAAAAGAAAGAGATTTTTTTGTATTCCCATATGATATGCGACATTGTGTATATCCTTTTAATGGCGAAGGTTATAGAAGAACACTGGCTGCAAACATGGATGTACAATACAGTCCAATCGCTAATAGAGGAGTAAAATAATGTACGAAAATAAAATGATTTCAGAACCTAAATGGAAAAGTTGGATAATTCAAACTACTACACCATTGTTTACACCAGGACAATGCAGGGAAATTATTGAATCGGGTAGAGCACAAAAACCACAACAAGCACAAGTTGGTATGAACAAACCTGGTAGTGGGACAGATACAAAGAAAAGAGTTACTACTATTTCTTGGCTATCATTTAAAGAAATGGGGCATATGTATCAAGATCTTAATAATTTTATACAAAAAGCAAATGAAAATCATTTTGGCTTTGGTGATATCCGGGTAACAGAACAAGCTCAATTTACAGAATATCCAGAAGGAGGTTTCTATGACTGGCATATGGATTGTGACGTAAACATGAGTCACGAACCACCTGTAAGAAAAATATCAATGACATTATTATTAAACGATCCATCCGAGTTTGAAGGAGGGCATTTAGAAATTATGGCACCTGGTAAGTTTGCAGAACTTAAACAAGGTCATGCTATTTGTTTTGCTTCTTTTTTAAATCATAGAGTACAACCAGTGACTAGAGGGGTTAGACAATCTCTTGTTGTTTGGTTTGGAGGTAAACCATTTAGATGATTAAAGAAGGTTTTTTTCCAACTCTTATATATGCAGAAGATTTTAAGTTAAATACTAATGAAATTGCACAAAATATTTTAAATTGGTCTAGACAAGATAAAGGTCTTAAAAAAACAAATGTTAATGGGTGGCATAGTGAAACAGATATGCATCAAAAACCTGAGTATAAACCTTTAGTTGATGAATTATTTAAAATGGCGCATCAAGTATTTAATGAAGAGTTTTTAGATGAAGGCCCTGCACTCGGTAATATGTGGGCAAATATAAATTATAATGGAGGCTATAATAAACCCCACGTTCATCCTAACGCTTTGTTTAGTGGAGTGTATTATATAAAAACACCCCCTCAATGTGGACAATTAATATGTCAAGACCCTAGACCAGGTATTCAAACTTGTATGCCTACTAGAAAACCAGTGGAAATTCCCAAGTATTTATGGCGAGACGTACATTTAGAACCACAAGAAAACAGAGCTATAATGTTTCCAGCATGGCTATGGCATTCAGTTCAACCAAACCAATCAAATGATATAAGAATATCTGTAAGTTTTAATTTTATTCAAAGGGGGTTTGAATGACAGGTTTAGTGTATAAAAAATTACCAATACAAGATATTACTCATCTTACAAGACCAGAATTTGTTAATGGTCAAGAACAAAAATTTTACAATGCTTTATTAAAATCTATAACTGAACATGGAATGAGGGATCCTGTTTTTATATCTCAATATAGGGATAACGGTGAAGTTATTTTAAAAGTTATTGTTGGTAATAATAGAATGGTTATTGCAAAACAACTAGGGTTTAAATTAATACGTTCAATTGTAAAATTATTGGACCCTAACAATAATAATATAAAAGGAAGACCTCTCAATAATGAACAAGAGATAATTGATTTGTTTCAGAGTAAAGAAGGTTTACAAATAAAAAAGGATCCGAACGGTATTATATATGAAGTAATGCCTAAGAACCCGCAAAAATATGGCACAGTTTAATAAATACCACGTAATTAAAAAAGCAATTAACTACGAGTTAGCTAACTTTGTGTTTAACTATTTTTTACTTAAACGTGATGCAGCAAGTTTTATGTATAAAAATAATATTATAGCTGATACAGGTATGTGGGGGACATGGTCAGACCAGCAAGTGATGAACACTTATTCTCATTATGCTGATCCAGTGATGGAGACCCTTTTAGTGAAAGTATTACCAATAATGCAGCAAGAAACAGGCTTAAATTTAATTCCCACTTATTCATATGCTAGGTTATACAAGCATGGCGACGAATTAAGAAGACATAAAGATAGACCCTCTTGTGAAATATCTACTACCATTAATTTAGGCGGTGATCCGTGGCCTATATTTATAGATGGCACAGGTGCAGATACAGTTATAGACGAATTTAAAAAAATACATAAACCTAACGCTCCCAAAGGCACTAAAGTCTTACTTGAAGTCGGTGATATGCTGGTATATAGTGGATGTGAATTAGAGCATTGGAGAGAACCGTTTGAAGGTAATACTTGCGGGCAAGTATTTCTTCATTATAACCATGTAAATGGTCCTTTTGCTGAAAAAAATAGGTTCGACAAAAG